CCTTCATAGCAACGGCCATTCCAGTTCATCAGCAGTTTAACACTCTTGTTCATAACCACGGTTAGGTTACGACCTTCGTTGAAAGCCATAATTTCTGCTTGAACTTTGCGTCCAGTGCTTTCCTGTACTACTTCACAGGTGTTTTCAAATCTTGTTTTAACGTTACTCATGGACTTGCCTGTACTTGACCTGATTCATCATATTTGCCAGCAATGGCTTCTAGTATATCAAAGTTTTCTTCTGCACGTCGAATTGCTTCATAGGCTTTCTTCAGTGCAGGATTACTTTCTGCGGCATGCTGTCTAGCCAACTGTTTGTTACGCTGATCACGTGCCCAGTCTAGTAGTGCTTCTGCTTCCTGTGTTAGCCCTACTGAAGCGTAACTTCCTGAAAGTTCCTTCCAAGTAACGCCATCGTTAACTTCAATACAATTCATGTTGCCGTTATATCGCATCATGCCTGCACCAGAACTGCCTGGACTGATGTAGGTGCTTCTAGCAGAGCCCCCGCTTACTGTAGTATATCTACCACTTTGAGTTATACCTTTAATCATTGATACTCCTTGTCTAGGTCTACGTTGGTTAGACCTGCAACTGTTTGGAACTTATCCCAAGCGGCTTTGGCCACAGGATTGCGTTCAAGTTCTGAACTAGGCAGAACTGTTTCCAACCAAATCTCTGGACGGCGAACAGGGTGTGCGCCAAACTTGCGTGGCTGATGCATACGACCGCTGTTGTAAAGATCCATAGTCACTTGACGGAAACGTGCTTCGTCATGATAACCGGCCCATTCTGGATTACTCCAAATACTGCCCGCACTACGGCCACCGCCGTAGCCGTTCCAAATATTTGACCATTGCTCATCGTTATTTGGGTCAAAGTCCGTGCGAGTGATAATAACTAGAACATCGTTGATGTCGACTTCACCGTCAATGATGTCACGGATGCAACGGCTGTAACTGAGACCAACTTTCATTTTAAACCTCTACAATAAAATTTGGATTGAAATTAGGATTTTCATCATTGTAACCACGTGGGTTACACACTACACGAGTTTCACCAATGACATAGTCAAATGTCTGATGCATATGACCATGTGTCCATAGTTTAACTTTTGGATGATCCAAGATAAACTCACTCAAATCACTGGCATATCCACCATTCATTAGCGTGTCATCTTTGTAATATTCGTGAATACTTAGATGACTAGGTGCATGATGTGTACACACAACTGCCTTGGCATCGTCAGCAACACCCTGTAATACAGTTTGAATATACTGTTTTGTCTTTACATGCTCACTCATTGTACGAGCAGGCAAGAACTTCCTGAAGTTTTCTTTAGCGATACGGATCAGCCTAAAGTCATTCATGGCATGTTCAAGATGATACAGGGTAAGACTGTCGCCGTTATTGCAATCAGTCCACAGTGTGCCGCCGATAAATGTAACATCGTCAATGACTTTTGTTCCACGGTCCAGGATATAGACATTGTGAATGTTTAGGTAGTTCAACATTGATTGCAGTTCTTCTGCACTTTTGTCAAACTTACCATGATAATGTTCGTGGTTGCCCATCACGTAGATAACATGAGGGAACTGGAAACTCACACGCTGAAAGAACTCTCTATAACGCAGAGCACGTTTGGCACGACCATATCCGTCTGTTGGAAGACTTTCCCATGCCAGTGCAGGTTGATTATGGAGATCATCTGCAACACAGATATCGCCACTAAGAACTAAGACATCTGCACCAAGTTCATTCTTGATGTTGATGTCTTCAAATTCTAAATGTAGGTCTGATACAATTTGGATTTTCATGCGTTATTATAGCATTAAAACTGTCTCTTGTCAACGACACTACCCCACTTTAAACTCCAGTATGTGTAATCTTTGGCTAGGAGTTTTGCTGTGATAGCATATTTGTAACCGTAACTCATTGGATCGGCATATCTATGCCACACAGGTTGTTCCAAACAATGACTCATTACCCAGGATCCGCTTTCACTTTGTTGCCACTTTAGTAAAGGCTCTGCGGCATAGATATCGGGATCTTCTACATCGCCCATGCCAAACGAATGCACTACTACAGTTTTAATTTCGTGAACACGGTCATCAATTATTTGGTATTGATGTTTGTAAGTTCCAGAAGGCGGCTTGTCGTCGCCGATAGGTACGTCCATGGCTGGTCTATTATTCATCATATGGTTCGACATTTTCTTCTAATATAGCAGTATCGCCGTAACCATTAGCATCAACTAAATCAATTTTTACAGGGCCAGTGATACGTACATGGTCATCTTCAATTTCCCAATTATGGTCTCCATCGTAGATCCATGCTGTTCCCCAACGTCCATCTTCGTCTTCTTGCTCACCGCGGCATATCGCTTCAATTTTTTCTTTTTCTTCTTCGGTAAATCCGTCACTGAAATTTACATAAACTGCAATCAAATCGTCTAATTCGCAACCCCAGCCGACTTCAGGTCGACAATGAATACCGTTATTAGTCTCAACTTCGAATTTCCAAACAGGATCGTCTTCTTCTCTAAAACCATACCCCCAACGCCAAACTTCTGTAACATCGAATCCACGAATAGAACCGTCGGGCAAACGTTCAAAAACATCAACAAAGTATTCGATACTTTTCTTTTCTAAGGGAGTGATGCGATAGAGTTTTTCCATTATTCTTCCTCGTAATCAACTACATTGCCATCTTCATCTGCACAGACAATTCTTACAGTTTCACCTTCAGCATTTTGAATTTCGATTGGTCCCCAGATCCACATTTCTGTGTCATCTTGCATCCAACCTTCTTCCTCTTCGAGAGCATAAAATCCTTCTTCTTCGATTAATGCTTCTAGACGTTCACGTTCTTCTTCGTCCATGTCTTCAGGCCAGTCAATATCTTCCCAACAGCCGTCGAAAGTTTCGATGAGTTCTACATCTTCAATATTTGAGCCAACAAGATTGTACATATCAATACTGTCTTTTTGGCCATCACCGCCTGGAACAAAATCAAACTCAAACTCTGGCGGATTATCGTCAGAGGTTGTAACGTTCCAACTACCAGAACGCCATCCGGTTTTACGAACAATTTCCATGCCATCTTTAGAAAAATGTTCGTGTTCTTCTATAGATTTTTTGTAGTATGTTCTTACAATCCATTCAGCCATTTTATTCCTCCAGTCCTGAATTTTTCATTTCTCTAGCACGAAGACGTTCTTGACGTTCTTCTTCATGTCGGTCGCATAGTGTTTGGATCCAGCCTCCGCCTCGTTTTGTGCCAGGCGCACCACATTCTTCGCAACTATGATCTGCCCAGGCTTCTGCCATACGCACCATGCCGTGGATTTCATCATCACCACCTTGATAGTAGAAGCGCAGGCCACCGAACTTTTCTTTGATCTGTTCAATAACAACTTGTTCAATAACAGGTCGTGCTTCTCTATTCTGATTCCACCAGTCAATACGGCTTTGAATATTAGCACAAAGGCTTTCAATAATGGGCCACCAACCTGGACCTACAGCAATGCCTCCGTATGGTTGACTAAACATCTTAGGAAAACGTTCTTCCATACGTTTAACAAAATCATCATACTGATTTTCTGTCATGATAGTTTCCTATGTTTCTTGTTAATGTCTTCTACTCTGCCCAACAACTCTAAATCTGTACCTAAGTCAATGGCTTCCATTTGTATTGCGGCAATGTCTTTGGGAAAACATGCACCTCCCCACCCGTATTCTCCATCTGGACCAGGAACATCCATGTGTGTTATTCCAATACGTTGGTCGTATCTTGCAAGTTCTTTGATGTGACTCCACTCGACATCGTGTGCATCTGCTAGTTTTTTAAAGTCGTTCATAAAAGTTACCTTAGTGGCAAGATAACTGTTCATCATGTACTTGAACAAACTGGCACTTTTAATGTCACTGAGTAAAAAGTTTTTGCTCTTAACATTGCTAGACATGATAACATCTCTAGCACGTTCACAAACTTCAATGTCACCACCTAGTATAAACACTTCTGTCTGTTGGTAGTCACTGATATGGTTACGTGCTGTGAGAAACTCTGGACTGTAAACAATGTTTGGATATTGCTTGTGTAGTCTTTCGTAGACACTAGGGGGCGCAGTAGTCTTACAAATGATAGGAATATCGTTTCTCAAACTAACCAGCAACAGTTCTTTTAGTGTGGCTTCTAAGATGCTGGCATCGCAGTGACCATCTTCAGTGGCAGGACTAGGAACGCATACATAAATGCCGTCGCAGTCTAGCATTTCTGCTTTGCTGACACTGTCATGCATTTTAGGATCATGAATTAAAACTTGGTCGTGACGATGAGCCCAACCAATGGCTGAACCTACGTAACCAAATCCTATAATTCCTATTTTCATCTAAGTGCGTCCATTGTTAATTCTTTACCATAGACATGTGCTACAGTTTTAATGTAACCGTTCTCTATGGCCCATTGTAGGTATTCTCTAATATGACTAGGGCATTCCGGAGTAACATGTATCATTGCTCGGGGATATAATGCAATACCGTCATTAATGTGGAAGTCGGGATCACCCTGGCGTATAGTGCGTATATCTTTCTCTCTAGTTACATTGTAGGTTATCATGACTTCAACGAATCCAATGTTTGTTTCTTTGCTTCTTCTTTGACTTCTTGCCTATGTATAGTTTGAAGTCCTCGAAACATTTCTTCAATTACATGAATGATAGCATCTTTGCCGTCCTCAGTCAAATGACTGTACTCCGGACTTACACTACTTTCGTGCCAAACACGTTGATTCTTGCTGAGTTCTAGCAAGGATCCATACAACATATCCTTGTGCATGGACCGTCGGATATCATATTTTCTCGCCACGGTCAAACCCTCTAAAATGTAGGAAGCGCGGAAAGCGTAGAGAGTAACTTCCATCCTGATTTTGCGTAATCGCATCAGCACGGACTTCCACAACTTGCCCAATAAGGGCTTCACGATCAGTCCAAAAAGTATCACGGTCGGAATCACTAAAACCAGAACCAACATTAACTCGGATTGATTTACCATCATCTACACCTTCACATACAAGAGCACCTAGTTTACCTACGTTACGACCAGTGCCTTCTTCAACAGCCACTACAGTCAACGACACTTCAATAAATGGCTTGAGTTTGAGCCATGCATGACTGCGTTTACATTCATAAGGTGCTTTAGGATCTTTGATCATAATACCTTCGTAGCCGCCGTCAATGGCCTGCTGATTGATAGTACGAAATCGTTGTTGTCCTGCCACAGTGTCCAAGTCAACAAGTTCTTGGGCAAGCATACGCACATTAGGCAAAGCCTCAATGTTGTCATTATACCATTCTCGCACCCACTGACTACGCTCTAGTTGCGCGACTTTAGAACGACCTTGTTCAAAATCACCAAGTGGCACAGCATCAAACAAATACAGCACAGCATCCTTGGCATTGACATTGTCCTTGCGATGTACCTGCTTCATCAAGTCTTGGAAACTACTTGACATCACTTCGCCGTCGAACACCCAAGGCTCTGTCAAGCCAGCCGCTACTGCGGCAAACTGTTCCTTGATGTGACCAAAGTTTAGCAGTTCCTTGCCATTGCGGCTGAACTGATCCACTCGACCCTCGGGGTAGACGATTGTCAAAACCCGCACTCCATCCAGCTTGACTTCGATTAGTTTTTGTCCACATACCTTGCTTTCATGATCGGTACTGTCATGTGCTAGTTGGCAACTGAACACAGGGATAGCATTTTTGACTACCTTGTTAATAGTCTTTTCGCTGACACCACAACGCAGATCCTTAATAAGGATACGCCTGTACCAATAGTTCCACTG